TCAATAGCCCAGCGCGATCCAAAAAACGTTGTATCCGGCTGCTGAATAAGTCGAAATTTGCGTGTAGGTCATTCCAGCCACTGTTCCCTGGGGTGCTATAGCGCCAACAGTGCCACCAAGTGCGCCAAATACGCCCCGTGGAAACGCCATAGGAAGGCTTGTGGTCTGGGTTCCGCTAACTGTATGACCGTTTGTTCCCCATTGAATGACGAAGCCACCCAGCCACACGGGAAAGGCAATGCAACCGTTGGTCGCAGCAAGAAAATAAAAACCAAAACGTAGCCTGGCCACCGTGACTGCGGCGGAGTTGTCTATCCCACCCGACATAATGTCTGTCGTTGCGACCCGTATTACACCCGCGACAGACTCTGTTGCCCCGACAATAACGGCAGCGAGCCTGTTTTTTAGAGTCAGGGGAGTCACGGCCGAGTTGTTATCCGTGCCTGCATCAACCATGACCTGAGTCGCGAGCTTTAAAACACCGGAGACAGTCGTTGTTGCAGACACCCAAAGGTCTTCAAGACGTTTTTTAAGGGTTAGCGGGGTCACGGCCGAGTTGTTATCCGCGCCCGCATCAACCATCGCTTGAGTGGCAAGCTTGATGAGTCCTGCAATAGAGGTCGTGGCACCCACCAGAACAGCTGCCAGACGATCAGCCAGCGTCAACGGCGTGACAGCTGACTCAGCATCAACTCCAGCATCTACTTTGGCTGTTGTCGCAATCGGCATTATCCCACGCTCGGTTGTTGTTGCCTGCCCGAGGTTGCCGGTGTGCCATGCGAAGACATGGGGTTGCCATTCCCCATCAGTCTTACGTCGCCAGGAAATCTGGTCCTCTGACATCGACTGGAACATCTGGACTTGATAACCGTCGCCATCGAACGCGCTTCTGTGAAACACAGACCCCTGGTTAGTACCGTCCGTGCCTGGATTTGGTGAGCCGGTCCACGTCGGCCCAACCCTTACGATACAGGTCGTAGTGAGGGCGTCTGCATTGGATACGACAGTCCCACCAGTTGAAGATCCCATACCCGAAAGCAGAGCCTTGACGGCTTTCAGCACCTGGCTGTCATCGCTGGCATTTAGGCTAATACCAGCCCCCAGCACCAGCCCGCAAAGCTCACGCTGAATTGCGTTTAACCAGTCGGCCTTGACCAAGGTTGCAGGTACTCCAGCCGCAGGCGAGCCCTCCGTAAATTCACCGGCAGCATCTGCCGTGTTCGTACTGTCACTGATCTTTTGCATCAGCTGTCTCCGTAACCAAACAACAAAATTGACTCGGCGGGCATCAACTGCCGAAGCCGACACTCAAGTGCGCTGTTGCCCCAGGAGGCGAGCGGATCACCTGCCCCCAGAACACCAGCCCTGGCAGGTGTCACGGACACTGACGGTGCGTTTACTCGCCAGGTAAATGACCAATCCCCGCCGTTGATAGGGTCACCAGCTCGCAACAGGCCCGCACGGGCGGGCCTGAAAGCCGTGATGGTGATGTCGTACCCCAGGCTCTTTGCCTGGGCTATAAAGAAGGACTTGCTCTGCCCGCCACGGCTTTGCAGCTTGCTGACAACGGCCTGTACGCGCTGGCCGACAGACTGAGGGACACCCACCAGGCAGGGATCAGGCAGAGCGAGAACACGCTCCCAATCCGCGAGACCTTCGCCGGTATCCGGGAATATGGCGCTGTAGACCGAATCCGAGCTGGCATCAGTGAGGGTCAGCGCTTTGGCTTCGGCCTCGATGGCAGCCGAAAGGTTGGGGGCCGTACCGTCATACGAGACGGGCGGCAGCAGTAGCCGAAGTTGGTCGGCAAGGCTGGTCATGTCATCAGCCCCAGGGTGATGGTTCCGGGGCGAATCCAGCCGACCAGGTTCGGGTCACTTGATGCGGCCACGTTGCTCGTCGGCGTGGTTACAGAGCGATCTATGACGCCCGCCAAGTTACTGAGCATAGCCTCGATCTGAGAGCGTTTTAGGGACTCACGCGGCTTCAAGGCCCCCAGCAGGGAGTCATAAGCCTTTTGAGCTGCGACCTGAACATCTTCAAGCTGATAGCCGGAAGCCAGTTCCACCAGAGCGGTGGAGTCAACGGTATGAATAGTTGGGGCGTAAACCCAAACATCGGCGATGACTGAACACTGACTGAGGATGTACTCCAGACAGTTGGCAATAACCTCGGCAGATGGAATGCCAGCGCCGGCTGTGATGACAACGTCGACCGTGCCCGCTCCACGACGCTTAGGCAGTACCAGGGCGTCAGTGACACCGTCGACCTCTTTGGCCCAGCGCTCATAGTCATAGTCCGCACCACCTGCTGGCGGTCTCTGGATAATGTCCAGGAGCCTGGCTAACAGAGACTCGACCTTCTCCTGGTCCTCGCCGCCGGTAGTGGGCTCGCTGAATACCGCCGCCGAGTCCATTCCCAGGGGGGGACTGGTCAGCACCAGGTCGCCGGTAAGGCCGTTAAGTGCGCTACCGACTGTCTGAGCCTTCACGACGACTGTCGCGGTGCCATCGGTGCCAATTGTCGCGCTGGATACAGCGGTGAACGGCTCGCCGGTCACTACATGCTTAAAGGCGGCTCCCTCCAGCAACTCGATGCCTACCGCCCCGGTCAAAGTCACTGGCCCGGTTGCTGCTACAGCGTCCTTGAGCAGAACCCCGCGAATGGCGGCAGCATGGACCACTTCCGCCTCATCAGCGGTGTCAGGGAAGATCTGACGGTAAACCCAGCCGATCTTCTGATACAGCCCCTCTATAGCCGCCGCAACCGCCGCAGAGCGGATGTAGTGGTCGCTGTCGGTGCCGATGTCGGCTTCGTCCTGAAGGTTGCGAATGTCCCGCAAAATGCCGGCGAGGATGTTCTCCAGGGACGGGGATGAATAGGCCATGTCAGATCACCCTTACAGGTTGGCGAAACACCTGCGGATTGCCGGTGGCGTCGATGATTTCGATTTGAAGAACAAGCCAGCCGCTGTGGGGCTGCTCGATAATTACGTTGATCGCCTTTGCGCGGTTGTCATCGAGCAGCGGCTGGAGGGCCTGCTCGGCGTATTGCTTGGCAAGGATGCCAACCCGAGGACGGTCTTTTTCGCGGCGAAGTTCATGCAGGCGAGAACCCAAAGTGGGATCTTTCCACCAGGTCCCGAGAGGGGTCATGAGGCGGATGTAGACGGCGTTTGCCAGCGTGTTGATACGCTGGCCCGTCAAGTCGCCTGTAGTTGGGTTTATGCCTGCGTCCATAGGGATGCATGGTGACGCGCACGCGAGAAATACTGAGTATCAGCCCCGTTTAAGAGTTCGGCAGTCGATGTCGTGGCGTTGTAAGGGTTACTGCTGCTGTGTCGGCGGTGGCCCGCCGTTGTGGTTGTGGCCGTTATAGATATCCCGGTCGGCCTGCATGCTGCGCGTATGGTCGGTTATCTCGCCACCGGCCTTGATGTCCTTAGTGACCACCAGGTTCTCCGACATTTCGACCAAGGGCGTTTCAAAGCGAACTTTGTTCTTCACCTTGAACAACAGTTCATCGGTTACGACCTCGATCACCCGGCCGCGCTTCAAATGGACGTAATCACCCTCATCGGTATAGAGCGATACCTCGCCGTCTTTAAGCGTCAACCGATAGCGCCCGTCCTCGCTGGCCACCACTACCGAATGCTTGCTGTTGCCCCCGACGGGGATAACGATGTATTCCGCACCAGGTAATGGCGCAGAGCTGAACCCGTAGTTCTGGAACTGCTCCCCAACGACGGTTTCGCCTGACAGGCCCTGCATCTGCACACCAATCAACTTGCCGTGGGTGTTCCGGGCAGCTACAGCACGAAATGGCTGGCGAATGTTCGCCATAACCCGGCTGATCTGTTCGCGCATAAGGCGCGCCATGGTACTCATCAGAGCCCCTTATAGAGTTCGATTAAGGCCGCATCCGGGTCGGCTTTCTTGCCCTTTCGTTTTTTCGTCGGGTTGCCGTCGAGCACCCACATTTTGTCCTCACGCAACCGCAGCTCCGCAATGCAGCCTTCGCTTCGGGTCACGCGGAGGGTACGAGACATCAGGAAATAGACCGCATCCAGCCCATGGGGCTCACTGCGGACGGTAATGCGCTGTCCAGGTGTCCAGACTTGGCCGTTATCGGCGCGGTGGCGATCAACGATGGCGCGGATTTCGAAGCCTTCCAGGCGGCTATCTGCCAGCAGTTTGCGGGCTCGGGTGGTCGCCATGTCCTGGCTCTCACTGGCGCTATCAATGATCACCTTCGGCCGAAAGATCCCGCGCCGCGCCAGGGTTTCGTCCTGGATAACTGACTTGAGGTGCGAGCGCTTGGTATCAAGGCCGTCGTTGTCATACTGGCCGTGCTGGCCCAAGACGGTGATCTGGCTGTAACGGTTCGCGATGGAGCGCCGCACACTCAAGCGCTCGACATTGTTTCCCACGCCGTCTTCACGCATGACCAAAGTCGCAACAGGTGCGGCGTTGTAGTCCGGCCCACCGACCACCAGGCGCCCATCCGGCTCAACCCAGGGCCATAGCCCGTTGGCCTCTGCAACCTGGAGCAGCGCCTCCCAGGCCGTCTGACCTGGTTCAATCTGAATACGACGCCGAGTCTTGGCATCGGCAGCGCGAATCTCGACCTGGTCGATACCGAGAGGCTTTACAACCTGGTCCAGGATCTGGCTCAAACTCGCTTCACGCATCGCCACAAATGGCGCCGAGCAATCGACCAGGGGCGCGGCGCGGTCCCGGCCGGTGATGCGCATGAAAATTCCCTGGCGGGAAATGTCGTGCTCGAACTCGTCGACCTGCCCAGTCAATACCCTGTCCTTGCCCAACGTGAGCGAGCAAGGAGCACCCTCGGCCAGCACGCTTGGCAGTCGTGTGGCGTCCTTGGTGTACAGCTCCAGCTCGAAACCATCGGCAGGCGTCAGCAGATCCGACTCTACGGACCACCCACCCCACGTTTCATGGGTCAACCCGCCAATGGACAGGCGGATCTCTTCGTTTTGCGCTTCATTCGGCATAGGCACGCAGGATTACACCTGCCTCGATATTGTGAGGTGCTTTCAAGTCAGGATTGAGCCGGATCAGTTCCAGGGCGCGGTCATGGTCGCCGTACCAGCGGTGTGCCAGAAGACGCAGGCTGGCCGGACTAGCTACAACGCGCTCGACCAGTGGCGGGCTCTGCAAAATGACCTGCCGGGCGCGTTCTTGGATCAGTGCGGCAATGTTGCGCAACGACTCAATGACCGGCCGGGAGTCCTCTACGCTGTACAGCCGCCGTTGCAGCAGGATCGCCGACTGGACTAGGGACCGCACCAGGTTAACCAGCCCCTCAAGTTCCAGGGGGCTTAAAGTGGGTGTGTCGGCTTCGTCCTCGATGACGGTGGCCACCGCTTCGGCGTGGGACAAGGCCAGCTCAGTGATAACCAAGACGACCAGGGCGAAAGCATTGGCCGCCACGGGATCATCAGGTATTCCCTCTGGCAAAAGATCATCGGTTGGCGCGGTTCCTTGGCGCGCACTGATCAAGAAGGCGTTGCCTGCTCGTGCTGCATCGGTGGTCAGGCTGGCAGCCCCCGGGAAGATGGCAGGCACACCAGATCGGGAAAGCAGCGCTGTAGAGGAGCTGGGTGTACTTCCCTCGAAAGCGCCCCGTATCTCTGTTGGGGTTCGCATGAGGTCGGTCAGCGGGTCAAACGCGCCCGACGTATGCTTGGCCATGGAACCAACCCCGGACACTACGCCCAGGATCTGCGAGCGAAGTTGTTGCAACCGCAGACCGATACCAGGAAGCCCCAGGGCCTTTTCGATCAGCCCGACCCAGCCACCGCCAATCCACGATTGAATCTCGCTGACCAGGGAATCAATCCGACCGAACAGATCGAAGACACCATCTTGCCAGGTATACACATCCGCTAGATCCGTCGTGCCGGAGTCGATGAATTCGAACTGACGCTCAAAGAACGGTAAATCAGGGGTGTCTTCGACGAACGTCAAACTGATTTCTGCGAAGTCTGGACTATCAGCGTGGTGCTTCACTTCACCCGTTTGATTGACGACGCTCAGCGTGCCGTAAATCGGGTGGATAAGTTCGCCAGGCCCTGGAGTGTTGAGGGCCAGCAACAGCTGCTGTAGTTCGATTTCGTAGTTGTCACCGAATAGCACCACCTGCATGGGAAAACGACGAGCACCACGGCCAAGGTCTTTAACCCGGTCACCATCTTTAAAGGGCGTGCCATGCTCCGAAAGCGCTCGCTGCCATTGGAGGCTTTCCCCCACGACATGGAAAGCCACCCCACGGAACGAGGCATCCAGAATCGTCTGCGCCCAGCTCATTTTCCGCGCCTCATTTCAACGCCCGCACGGCGCTCGACCTCGGCAGTGATCATGCGAGAGTCAAGGCGAAGATCAATCACCAAGGGCTTGTCCAGGAGCGTTTGCAGGCGTGCCATTGAGGCCGGAGTTTCGGCTCCAGCATTTGCCGCACGACTGGCCACGCCCGCAGCCCAGGTATTGGCGCCATCCACTGATGTTCCTGTCGCAGTGAGTCCAGTTTGCTGATGCGCCAGGCGCTGCGCTTGAGTGGATAGCCAGTCCTGGCCCTGGTCGGGATTCTGGCCCGCCAAGGTAATTCGATTGCGATAGAAGGCGTCCTGGTAGGTACGCTGGCCATCGTTCAACAGCTTGTTGCGGGACACCATGGCCAGGCGGTCTTCATCTGTCCCCAGGGCACTTGACCCACCAATCTGGGCAGCAGATACGCCCAGAGCGACAGGGGCAAGCCAAGGGGAAATAAAGCCCCCAGGCTTGCCTTTGCTGGCTGTTGAGTTACCAGAAAGATCAGGCAAACCGCCACCCAAGGGCAGGTTGTTCGGCCAGTTCGTGACAAACACCGAAGTTACGCCGGTTGCTTCCTCCAGGACTTTGCCCACGGCAATGTTCTTGATGGTTTCAGGGCCGCCCAGAAACTTGTTCATTAATGCCCCTGCACCAGCTTTGGCACCACGCCCAGCGTAGTAACCACCAACACCGAGAGCCGCACCACCGGCCAACATTTGCTCCCCGGACAAGTTCAGGTCGTCGAGCAGGTAACGCCCCATATCAGCCAGGCCTTTGTTTAAGGGGGTTGCCATACGGTCAATGGCTTCACCGAGAGTTGCTTTCATTCGGCCCGCAACACCACTAGCACTTTCGGTATTTTCTTTAAGGTCTCGACCGATTACTTGACCCGCGCTCTTAACTTCCTGCGTCTGATTTCCAAAATTTGCAAGTCGATCTCCGGTAATCATTGTCCGAGCGCCACGAACTGTGTCCTGGTCCATGCCTTTGAAAACAATACCCATGAACTTCGCCCGCTTTTCATCGGTGTTCAACTTGTCGTATTTTCGTTTCAAATCACCAAATACATCTTGTGGATTTCTAGAGCTACCATCTTTATTAAAGAACCCAACTCCACTCGACTTGGTGATCTGGTCCCGATACTGCTTGTTTGTGAATATCCGCAAAGTCGACTCAGCAAGAGTACCGAGGCGGTCAGGTTGCATCTCAACTGTGGATAATGTTTCGGTAAATGCCAGCGCTTGCGACAGTGACATACCAGCCGCTGATGCAGCACCACCAAGTTTTGGGAAAAGATCTGCGAGGTTTTCAAGTTCAGCGTTACCGAGACGCCCGGCAACAGTCATTTTCTGGAGTAAGTCGAGCGCTGCGCCTTCCTTGTTCAGATCGATATTGAATGCACTAGCGCCTGCAACCACCGCCTTACCCAAGACAGCCGAGTCAGCTCCGGTAACTGAGGTGGTTTGCCCAATAGCGTCGGCTGTCTTTCTGGCTGCATCGTATTTCACGCCAGAGGCAATTAACGTATTGAAGCCGCTATCAACATCTGTACGGCTGATGCCATAGTCGGTAGCGATTCGGAACCCTTCCTTCTTCCAATCTTCCTTTTGTTCCCCCGTCATATCAGCGGTTTGTTTTGTGCGAATGAGCTGGCGATCTAATGCGGCGCTGCTACTCAAGCCAGCCACCACACCGACACCAACCCCGAGAGCGCCTAGCTGCCCCTGTGCAGTCGTCCCTAACCCTTTAATTCGGTTGAACTCCTGACGCACGCCCTGGGCAATTGTCTTGAGGGTGCGTAAGTGACGGCCGCTGTTCTGAGCCATGCGGCGGAAAGATCCCTCGGTCCGCTCGACACTCTGGCGCAGCGGCTGTACACCCTGGCGGTCGGCGTTGGCCAACTCGGTCTTGGTATCACGGGCGGCTTTCCGGCCAGCGGCGGCCATTTCTTTTAGTTCGGCGGATGTTTTGCTGACCTCGATGCGCGTGCCCGAACCCGCCTGCGCTGTTTCACGCATTGCGCTACGAATGACTTTGTAGCTGTTGGCGCCAACCTGACCCACTTTCCCGATAGCCGAAGAAGCCTTCCAGCTTTCGTCCGCCAGGGACTTGGCGCCTTCTTTGCCAGCCTTGCGTAGGTCGCGGTTGATCTGTTCGATCTCGCGTCGACTATTGCCAGCATGCGCCTGGAAGCGTAGCGCGACGCGCAGATCAGAACTCATCAGATCCCCCTCAATGGTCTTACAAGGACAAGAAAGGCCCGGTATCGAGCCTTGGTATTACTTGTGTTTCGGCAGTGGCTTACGGACGGCCTGGCGCTTGCTGACGATGCGATTGGCCTTAGGCTTGCCGACGATCAGATCAATACGAGCGTCGATTTCCGCCCTGGTCATTCGGCGGATTTCGTCGAGTCGATAGCCGTGTCGGACAAAGGCATGTTCGATTCGACGCCAGTCGGCGTTGCCGCGCTCGGCGGCGCGAGCTTTTTTTCCAGCTCGGCATCCGCGTCCGCAATGATGGCCAGGTCGGTTTCGGTCAGGCCTTCCCGCAGCAAGTCGACGGTCAAGGCTTCGGCCGGAATGTCGCCCAGGGACAGGAGCTGACGGTGGTAAACCGCGATGGTGTGTAACTGGAATGGCGAGTTCGGATACTGTTCCTGGGCACTAACCAGGTCTCCCGCAACAGGTACGCGCAAGGTGAAGCTCTTGTGACGTGTGCCGGCGTAATACACACCAGTCCCCAGCGCACCAACGATGGTCAGACCATCCCAGCGCTTGTCGATTTGTTCGCTCATTGCGTTACTCCTGGTAGTAGTTCAGCGCGGAAACAGTGAGGTCACGAGTAGCCTCGCCTTCGACCTGGTACTTGCTGCCCATCTCAAGCAGAGAACATCCAGTCCAGGTTTCGCGCTTGCCGCCGCCGTCCTGCGAGTAGGTCGTGATCTTGGCGTCCACCAGAGCGCGCCAGTCCGGTTCGCCAGATTTCGGGATCACCACCGAAATTTTCAGTTCGTGTTCTTCAATGCCCTTGGCGGTGCCCGTGGCCCGGCCCAAACGGTTCATTGTTTTCACGACCTTGCGCCCGGTCTTGAGGTTCGGTTCGACACTGGTTACTTCGTAATCCGTGCCGTTGATTTCCAGGACGATCTGCCCTACGTAGTCATCAGACATTTAAAGTCACTCCTTACAAGAGCAAGTCGATACGACCGGCAAACACATGCAGGCCGTTGACGACATCGCAGGGAATGCTGGCATTAAGGCGGTTCACATCCTGCTCCGACCGTTCAACCACCAGGCCGGCCGCATTGGCGTCTACCTCTTCGACGATCTCCAGAGCTTCTAGCCTCTTGAGTACGTCGAGCAGTTCACCCCGCACCGCAGCAGGCGTTTTGTTGGAGAGCTTGGAGCGTGGGAAGCGCAACCGAATACGGTCGCGGCAGGCCTGGCGAACGTAGTAGAGAATTCGGATGGTGGTCAGATCGAGCAGCGACACGTCCGTGGCACCGGCTGCCGACTTGGTGTAGGTGCTGACGGCGCGAACGATCTGGACCACATCACCAGCACCGACCTCCAGCGGAGTCACACCGTTGGCCAGGGCGGTTTCCTGTTCAACACGGCCGAGCCGCTTGGTGATTGGTGGCACCTCGATACCACCGAGGATCAGGGTGTTCAGCGGCCGCGCTGGATCTTCTTCAGAGGCGATCTGCGCGGCATATGCACACGCTACCTGGCGATCAGTCGATGCAGTCCCTGGTAGCACGGCCAAGCTGATAGCACCGGAGTTCAGGCTCGCCGCCAGGGTGGTCGCCGCCGACAGCGTAGTGGTGAGCGCAGCAACACCGATGATGCTCTGTTGCTCGACCGAGTCGGTATAGGTCTGGATGTGGGTGCGCAAGGCAGTCAGAGCGGCCTGACTGAACCAGGCTGGCACCAGGATCGTGAAGCCGCCCAGGGCGGTAGAGTCCAGCGCTGCAACGATGCTCGGTTCGGCTTCACCCTCGACCGCCACACCGACAATAGACAGTGCGGCATAGCGATAAGACTTGATGACGGCGCGGACCATTTCTTCTGCGACGGCACTGTCGGTCAGAGTCTTGGCTTCAATGGGGTCATAGACCGGGGTTGGTACATGAGGCAGTAGGGTCGCAGCTGCACCCAGCGGAACAATCAGGCAAATGCTCTGCTTATTGGTCGGCAGGTTGCGTACTGCGAGCTTGGTATTGAACTCGATGTACACGCCAGGCTTGCGGATCGATGCCGGGATGGTGTCGAACTCGATCATTGGTTAGCTCCTTTCGCGGGTTCTTTGGCACTGCCGCGAGTTTTTTTGCCGTGCAGCAGTTCACCTGCTGCAATCCGGCGCCGGTAATAAGAGATGTCCGGCACATCGACAGATTCGGTGTCGCCGATGTAGGTGTGCGGGTCGTCCTGTTTGGGCACCTGATGACCAGGTGCGGCGATTACGTGCATTACACGTCCCTCAGTTCGATGTTGTCGGTAGCAGTGATTTCGGGGTTGTCTGCCGGTACGTGATAGTCCATGGCGATGCGTTTCAACTCAGGCCAGTCAGGTTCCGGGACGGTCCAGTCCAGGTCGATGGCGAACGATTGCCCCAGGACCGAAAGGCTTTGGGCCTGAAACTTTCCGCTGACCAGGTTGTTAAACTCGGTCGGCCTGACCCTGGCGCCATCGGTCTTGTGTTGCCAGTCAGTGAGCAGCCCCATGCAGGACTCCCACAGTAAGTAACTGCCAGGGTCGCTGATCTTGGCCTGGAGCTTTCGCTCGCGCTCCGAAGAGATGACCAAGCGGAACACCAAGGCGGCGGCATAGCTGCGATTGGAGCGCCGTTTAAAGCTGATCTTTGGCGTTGTGATCAGGATCGACGGCCCGCCAGCAATCAGCTTTACCATCTGGTCCGGGTCGCTCAATTCACCGCCATAGGTCTCAAGGCGCAGGCGCGGGACCGCTTGTTTAAGCTCCCCCAGCCTGGCCAGTACGGCGTCTTCCAACTCGCCCAGCATCACAAGCCCTTCAAACTGGTCCGCGAGAACAGCCGCGGCTGGTGGACAATCTGCAACCCCGAATCACCAGCCTCTGATGCGCCCCGCGCTTCATCTTCGGCGGCCAGTTTTTCCAGGCGCTTGATGATGTCGCGGTAACGCAGGCGCTTCGTTGAGTCTTCAACGGCCGTGCCTTCCAGGTGATAGCGGGCCAATTCAGGTAGGTCATCCTTGACCCAATCCGGCGCATCCTCGCCGGTCTTTCGAAACCGCAGGTAGAACGAGACCTCGCTACGAGCGCGGCTGATTGCATCGGCGATCCTGGCCAATGCATCCACAGCGGTTTCCACGTCCTCGGCGGGCCATTCATCCAGTGGCTTGCCTTCGGCAGCGGCCAGCAACAGCGCGCTTTCGATAGGGTTACGTGGAGCCTTGATCGCCAGGGCGGTAATTTCTTCTTCACCGAATCGGTGCATCAGCTGTGCCGCGCTCGGCAACGAGATATTCACTTGGTGTCGTCCTTGGATTTGGCCGTCCGAGTCTTGGCAGGCTTGGTCGGGGTTTCCGCTGCGTCCTGCGCCTGTTCATCGACCTGGTCAGCAGCGCCCGCAACGTCAGCCGAAGCCTGAGCAAGGTCAGCGGCCTGGGCGTCACGCTCTACCTGGTCGGGGCCATCAGACGCGAGGTCATCAGCTCCAAGTTGTTCGTTGCCCAGGACTTCTCGCCAGATCCCGTCCAGTGCATCGCCCATAGGTGCAGCGCTTGCTTCAGGCGTTTGCGGCTGGGCAGCTTGTGGGGTGTCGGGCGCTTCCGGTAGCGGACCCGAAATGGCCGTGGTGCTTTCATGGCGTTGCTCCGATACCAGGTCCAGACCGGTTTCCTTGACTGCGAGAATCAGTTGCGGCTCTGCAATCAAGGCATCCCATTGCTCGTCCGTGAAAGCATCTTGGGGCCAGTCTGTCGGCTGGTCGGAGTGGGCCACGCCACAGCGGCGGAAGCCATTGCGCTTGGAAATGATGGTGATAACGGTCGCCATGTCGCCTCCTTACGCTTCGCCGGTCGAGCCATAGGCCAACTGCCAGAAGCCGTAGCCGCCCGCCGCCCGCGCTTCGGCTCCGAACTTGTATTTCTTGCGGGAGAACACATCGTCCGCTTCGGGATCGACTTGCTGGACGAAGTCCGGCGCCTTGCGTTCCTGGTAGATGAACGGGCGGACGGGCTTACTTGCGTCCAGGAGGAACCAGGCAGTGTCAGAGGTGATCCGGGTCGAAACCACCAGCTCGGCGGTTCCCTTGTAGAGGTTGACCTTGCCGTCTTCCAGTCGATCACTGGTCAGCAGTGCGCGGGCGGTGTCTTCCAGACCTGGGCCTACCAGGAGAATGGTTGGACTCACATCCAGAGGACGCCCTTCATCGTCCTTGAACTTACGCATGGCAGTACGTGCCACCCCATAACTGGCCTTCGCTGCCGCCTGGGTGGTGATGGAGAGCGGCATGGTGCCTTTGTTGCTGATGCTGCCTCTGCCGACCGGGTGATCCGTGTCGAAGAAGTACTGACCGTCGTAGCAAAGGTTTTCAAAGCCGCCGTTTACCAGCTCATAAACGATCTCGTCTGGCAGTTGCTTGGCCGAGAAACCAGCCATTTGCGCCTGAGGGGCATAGATCCCCAATTGATCGTCTTCAATATGGTTGCGGTCGACCTCAACGGTGGCTTCGAAGTCTTCGTTTTCAACGGTGTAGCTGAAGGCTTTGAGGCTCTTAACGTACTTCTCGCCGACCCAGCGGCGCATCTTGGGGAATGCCGACAACCAGGCGTACATGTTGCTCCCGGTCGTACTCGGCACCTTCATGGCGATCTTTTCCCAGGTGCTGGGCGCCGTTGAGAAGGCATTGTTGAAGAGGGTTTTCAGGGCAACAAAGGCCGCCTGAATCGAGGACTTATTAACTAACATGCGCAATGCGCTCCTATATAAAGTGGATTACTCGACCCAAACGCCGTCGGGATCGATACCGACAATCCGACCGGCAGCGGAACGAGTGCCGGTGGCATCGCCAGCAGCAACTGTTTCGTCGTCGACGATGAAGGCGGTCTTGAAGAGGTGGGCCTGGGTGATCGTGCCGTCGTTGGTCCAGCAGAAGGCTTTGCCATGGCGGACCTCGATTTGCAGCGCACCAGCGGCGCCGCCACGGTTGTCGACGGACTCCTCAGCTCGGCCCAGATAGGACAGATTCAGAGCAGCCGAACCAGGGGCGGCGTATCCGGTGGCGTTGGCCACGACCATCGACCCCGCGAAAATCCGGGTGTTGGCTGCCACCGGAACGACCAGGACTTCCGTGTCCTTCATCGGTGTGTTGCGGTCTTGGGTCAGCGACATGGGTTAGCCCTCGCTCTGTTTGGATTTAGCGAACTCGACGGGGTCGAGGCCGAGTTGCCGACACACGGCCTGTTCTTCGGAGTTCAGCGCCGTGGCGGTTTTCGGGTCGGCCTTGGCACCGAGGCCCGACGCATCAGCCACCACCGGAGCGGCCGCAACGAATTCCTTGAAGCGCTGCAACCCGGCCTCGTCCTGGCACATGGCGCGGTGATAGTCGACCGTGGCCGGGGTGATCTTTCCGGCCTGGGTGGCCGAGGTGATCAGTTCGTCGACGGCCTTGTTGTGTTCGCCTGTCTTGTGAGTGGCCAGCGCTTGTTCGGCGTTGGTAGCTCGGGATAGCAGCGTGTTGTAATCCGCCCGAGGAACGAACTGTTCCAGGTTCGGCCGCTCGGTGTTCATCGCCTGAGCGGTGGTCTTGAGTTGATTGGTGGCCGCGATGGCCTGTTCTTCGGTGGCGGTTTCGGGCAAGCCGAGCGCGGCCAAAAGCGCAGGTGAAAGCTTCACTGGCGTGTTCTCCGGGTTTTCTTGGTTGAGGGCTGTCAAAAGGAAGTTGGGCTTGTTGGTCAAACCTGCGCTGACCATTCGCACGATGCGGGTGCTGTCGGTTTCGTAATCGAATACGGGGGAGAGGAAACGGTATTCGCGGCTTTCGACCTGGAGCGCTCCACGCGGGGTCCAGTCGACCTGCGCCCACAGCGCGCCATTGCGGACCTCGAACTGTTTGATCCAAGCGCTTGCAGGAGCTTCTTTTCCAACTGAGGCACGGCGCTGGGTGGCGTGTTCCCAATCAATGGGAAGGTCGATAGCGCGAGAGAGGAAACTGGACTGCACCAGCTCGGCGGCGAGGTCGTCGAATACCCAGGAGCGCCCATCGCGACCAGTGACAGTCGGGCCTGCTGGAATGAGTTCTACCCACTCGGGGGCCTTCCCATCGGAAAGCTCGACGGAGCTGTAGATTTCTGAATTGAGGGCGAGTTGAGTTTTCATGCCGCCAGTGTGAGAGGGCTAGCGGCATGAATGAGTATCAGGGGGGTTTAAGGTTTCTTAGAAGTCGGGGAGAGCTGGTTCAGCACCTTCAAGTGGAAAGGCTTTTTTGATTTCGCTTTCCAGCTCTACAGCAAAATCTTTCACGAGACTTGCCACCCGTCGCACATCATGAATAGTAACTTGCACAGGGTAGCCATCTTTGCTTCGCCCGCCACGATGCACAATGTCATGACGAGTTATAATTTCCGGCATTATGCTTTCAAATTTTGGAAATTGTATTCCGAGAGTTTTTTCAAGTAGTGGCTTTGCTTTATCTAAACGGTGCCAAATAAAAGTTTGCAGATACTCTACTACTTCCTTTTCTATACCATCCATGGCTGTGAAAATTTCAGAAAGTTTAAATGACTTGGCTGCAAAATCTTTGTTGCCTTTTACGAATTCTTGCAAAATAGTTTTGTTTTGCGTAACCCAATATGCTGTTGTATCCCAAAGATAGGCTTCCAAGGCAGTTATAACAGCGCTATGCAGCAGTTGAATTACAAACCCTTGAGGGGCTGCCTGTGCAGTTATTGTGTCTTCAATTTGTCCTAGGCGCTCGTCTAGCATCTTCAACGGATCAGTTCGATCCACCGGGAGCATTGAATAATACTCTTCATAATCCCACTCGGGATCATGATCAATGGGAGCCCATTCGTACCCCCCAACGTCCTCATGAAGTTCAGTAATGAGTTTTTCCATCACCTCATACTTCACTATGGAGCCGAAGCGCTCCTGGATCACATCATCAGGGTCATAAGGACCGCCATGTATGAACTGGTAACCGCCTTCTCTTCCGTTGTATGGAGTGTCGTTTGCAGGGTCTTGATAGCGCGCGTGGAACCACAATCTCATAGCTTCAATTTGTAGCTCTTCTGGCGCTGTTGCCAACCATACGTTGTTTGGATCGAAATTCCAGGCAGGAGTATCGCCGGCCTCGGGTGGAAGCTCAGGCCGATCATCAACGTTCCATTCACTCATCGCTATTTCCTTCTGGCGGTTTAATTTGCGCCGACCATATGTGTCCCGTCAGCCCCGTTTCAAGCTCCTTCGTGCCTGGCAAGCTAATGCTGTACCAGGGGCGACAGTCGTTCTAGGTCGGTAACGGCAATCTAACGCACCTCTAACGCCCCCTTTCCATACCACGCGCGACGCATGTACACACAATCAGCGATCATCGCTCCTACGCGATTCTGCGCGGTCATTACGTTACTGGGTCTAGAAGGTACTCAAGGATGATAGCTAAGACCTCAGAATCATCCTCTGACGACATCCCGAGATATGGCCGCGCTTCGATCTCTGTTACGTGCGCGCCCCGGCTGACCCATTGTGCGAAGTTGGATTTCCGCTTGCTGACAAACCGGTTGCCGACTGATCCGTCTTTACCCTGGCGAAAGTACACCTGCTGCGACCTGGCCGCGTGTTCGATCTTGCCGCCGAACTGGTGGATGGCGCCATAGGGCCGGTCAGTACCAAAGGTCAGCTCGTTGTTACTGACGCTGTGTCGCATGGTGTCCTGGAGGGTTCCTTTTTCCCGCAGGATGCGCCCACCTTTTTTGCGTGCCAGGGTCGACGCTGCCAGTGGTGCCCAGGGAGAACCATCCGGCGCCACCTGCTTAGCAAAGCGATCATCGGTCGACTGGTGCAGGTATTCCGCAATGTCGTTGAAGGGTGTTGTGAGGTCGCCCAGGCGTTCGACCAGTTCATCCAAGACCTTGCCCACCTGGCTTTCGTCAATATTTACATCCAGCATGGCACCGGCCATATGTCCTCCTATTCGGCTCTACGATAGAGCCGCACACCCAGGCGCAACGCTTCCAGGTACTGCTCGCTGTCTTCCACAAAACCAGTGGCGCCACTCCAGTCATCGGCGCCCTGGTCAAACACTGCGACAACGGCTTGCCCTTTGAGCTGGAAGTGGGCCAGGTAACGACGACGCAGCACGGCCTTGCCCTGATCAGGCAGCCACTCAAGCCGCGCCCAAACTTCGTCAGGGGCTTTGATCGCCTCGGCGAGCAAGGGCAACTCACGCGGCAAGACATGGGGCTCCAACTGCACAGCGCCGGATTTGGCACCATTGAACATCTCCCGACCGATTACCAGGGCGTCGCCTGTCACGTCGCGAAACACTGTCGGTGCGGTGTCGGCGCCGAACTCGCCCAGGAACTTGGCGACCGCCTTGGGGGCGGACGTGCTGGCCGGCAGTAAACGTCCTGCAGGAACAGACCGAGGGGGCGGCAATTCGCCTGCTGGTCGACCGTTGGACAAGCCTGGCGCTGCACCTGGTTGCTTTCCTGGGGCCAGCGACGAATCATCGGCGCGCAGCTGGGGCACCGAGTTAGAGAGTCGGGATTGACCAGGTGCATGTTCGAAACCAGGATCAATACCTTTCGGCACTCGCACTACGCGTGGGCCGTTGGGGCTGTTCTTGCCAATGACCCTGTCTTCCCATTCGATCTCTGGAGCAGGGCCGACCTTGAGCCCCATCCGCACCAGGTCTCGTTCCGACGCCATATACTTTTTGCACTTGCAGCCCCAGCCATTCTGCGGCGTGTGGTAGGCCCACCAGGGATCATCCAGCGGTAATGTGATGCCATTCCAGGCCAGGTGCTGCGGGCGAGGGTGTGCGCTGTCACCGTGCCGGTACACGCCATAAGGACGGCGCTTGCGTAACTCCGGGTCAGCCATCTGCGCTTCACGGCCAGCGTTGTAGGACTGCCGTAGATTGGTTTCCCAAATGACGTTTGTGCGCCATCCACGCTCGCCCTGGTACTGCCAGCCGTGTTTGCCCACAACCTGGTCAAAGTCCTTGCGGAACTGCTCCAGGGTGGTGCCGGTGGCAATGGACTTTTCAACGGCACCGCGCAGGTCGGCCAGCAGATCCCGCTTCACGGCACTGGCCACGACAAACGCATAGTCGTGTTCGGCGGTGTAGATGTCAGTCCAGGCGCGGGTCGGCAGGTTGACCTTGCCACGGAAATAATCGATTTGCTCCTGGAACGGGAGGGAGCCATGGGAGACAGCCATTAATGATATGCCCAGTCGATAATGGGGAAACCTGCTGCGGACCTAAATCTTTCTCCCCAACTGCCGATCATTTGTTCTTACTCCGCGATTTTTAATAGGTAGGTTTCAGATGATTCAAGAATTTATGTTTTATTCGTTTCTTCTTGGCGCAGCGTTGTTTTTTGGAACATGGCTTCTGGCGAAGAAGGACAAGGGTATTGCTTGGGTTGTCACCGCTATCGTTTGTTTTTTGGTTGTAGCCTTCGTGTTTCCATCACCCCAGCAAGCGCCGGACCTCGCAGGAATGGCGAACAACATCACCTTGCTTCTCTCCAAAGTGCTTTATGTCGTCTCCTGGGGCGCCGCCGCTGCGTTACTGCACAAGTTCCTTCCATAATTCCGCGTGCATTACAGCCCCCGTAAAATGTCGTCCCGCCCAGCCAGGCTGGCAGCTGTCAGACCATCGGCAATAGCATCAGCCAGTTGGCTGGTGGTCATCGCCGGATAGGTTTCAATCAGCCGGTCCCGGAATTCCTCCAGGCTTTCGACCTGGTCCAGCAGATCCTTGATTTGCTCGACCAGGTCATCCATGTGGTCACCCACCGACTGCTCCAGCGTTCGCACCTGGTTATCGACGATGTCGGGCACTACGACCGGCTTGGTGGGCTTCTGCTCGCTGTTCAGCGCCTGGGCCATGGGCGTCTGGGCAGGCTCCGCAGGTTTACCCAGCAGCTTGGCGCCCTGGGCTGGCTCAGGAATGCCGAGCTTGTCGCGAACCACCGACTGCTCAACCTCCAGCCCAAGTGGCACCAGCTCTTTTAGGGCGGTTATCAGGAGCGTCGTGTTTTCGGGCTCCGGGACGTCGATAATCAGCTTTGGGTATTTTCGACCTGGTGCGAAGTTCAGTTCACACCAGGGCCGGACAAAGTAACGGTTCAACGTGTTTGAGAGCGCCTTTGCATCAGCTAGCAGCAGATCAAGGCGGACCTCGTTATGGACCTTGGCCTGGGCCTGGCTGGAGCCGTCATCGGCCGACATGGTTTGGCCGACCACCGCCTTACTGACTTGCTTGTCCCACCACTCAGCCAGCCCCTTGAAGAAATCACCGGCACCGGCTACGTTCGCGGCCTGGGTGAAGTCAATGCGCATACTGTCGGGGATCACTGCGGCGGCATCGCTGCCCAGGTTCGCAACTGCTGACATCAGGGTTTGAATATCTTCTTTGCTGGCCCCAGTCCCATAACGACCTACGCGCATCGGCATGCCGAAGATATCGGCAAAGCCCATCCAGTCTTTCCAGGTCCAGGCCTTACACATGTAAGCCACAGCCGCGAGGCGAGCCAAACCGCCCCGGATCGGCAGGCCTGACCGGATACGCGGCAGATGCACAATGAACTTGTAGGGTGCCAGGGCTACCCCGTTGATCATATCGGCCTCATCCAGCAAGCGTAGTTCCCGGCCGGTCTCCCGGTCGAACTGGAAGAAGCGTTGGTCGCGGGACTCAAAGCGTGACGGGTTCCACGTCTTACCGCTGCGGTCCCACATGATCTCGCTCACGGCATAGCCCTTGCCCATGGCGTCGGTCAGGTCGGCCTGGAGTTCGCCGAACTCAGCGGCCCCCACCAACTCCCGAAGCGCATCCGCCCGGCGGACATCCTCTGCGTCATCGCTTGCGGCTTCGACCCGAATATTCAGCCCGGCCAATGCCAGCTTACGAGTGCCCAGGACTGACGCGTAATGCAAGTCGCGCTCTTCCATTTCCTCGGCAAGGGTGAGGTAGTCATGGGCCGAGCCTTCCGCAGCAGCTCGCAAGATGCTATTGAGGCGGCCCGGTGTCAGGCCGCTGGCAACTGATGGGTGCCAGGGTTGGCGAACGCCAGTGATACGGGCTGCGGCCAGTTCTTCCGTGAGCTTGTCGTACTGGATGGGTCGGCCGTACTGGTCGACGATGCGGGATTGAGCCATTACCAAATGCCTTTTTGAGAGCGCCACCCAGCGCCCAACTTGATCTCGCGATCATGCTGGGCAGCTGGCTGCACTCGGTGATATTCGTAGACGTAGCCACCTACGTGATTGAGGGCGGCGAAGTTCATAAGCGCGCCCGCCACAGCACCGTCGCCGTGGCGTATCAGTTCGGCATCCTTCAAATCCTTTCGCTCGATCTTTGGCACCATCGGTATACCGTCGATGAGCTCGACGGCACGGTGGTCGTCCTCCAGGGAAGCGTCCCGAGGCAGGGTGATAAAGCCGTCCTCGAAAAGAGAGATGTACTTGCCCATCCAAAGGCCGTACCACGGCCGCGACAGCGTGACCTCATGCACTGGACCCCCGGTATAGCAGCCCAACTCTTCATCCCAAACGGCCCGGCCGAACTTGTCACCCGTGTATTCCATAAGGGTTTGACCAGGGCCGCTGGCGTCACCAGCGAACGTCCAGTTCGTCAGGTTTTCGAGCAGTGCCCAGAGGATTTGCTCCTGCTGGCGGGTCGGCGCGTTGGCCAGCTCGATCACAAAGGGCACGTCGCGGCGCAGATCCTGGGTGATACGAGCTGGCTTGATGACCGAGAAGTGGCGGTGACGGGCGAAGTCCATGCCAACTGCCCAACGACCGTCGAAACCTTCGGCGGCTTCCTCCAACACCGGCAGCAAGGTGGTAGCGATCCAGGTAGCGCACCAGGTTTCACGCTCGGACTCCGGCCGCTTGGGGAAGTCATCGTTGAAGACGATGCGTAGGACTTCCCTAACCTCTGGCATGGCTCGTTCGATCCACACCGACGGGATAGCCGAGCCGTCTCCGTCCCGAGGGATGACGTCCAGTTCTTCCCGCATGGCAGCCTTGCGCGGACCATAGGCCGAGCGTATGGCCTCATACCATTCACGCTTGCTCGCCTCAGTGGGCTGGGTGCCATTCATGAAGCAAACACGCTCGAACAGACCATTGGCCACCGCGTCATCAAAAGAGATTTTGATGACCTTGGCGCGCTTACCGTAGCGACCAGCACGCACATCCAGGACGAATTGGTTGAAAGGGTTCTTCTTGCCTCGGTGACTCGACCAGATGCGGATGCGGCCACCCCAAATCAGCAGCGCGGTAGCCGATTCCAGAACGTGGGTGACATTCTTGTGTAGGGCCGCCTCGTCGATGTTTACAAAGCCTTGAAGGCCGTGAATGTTCTCCGGTCTAGAAGATAGTGCCGTGATCCTGAAACCACTGGCGAAACGCACACGGAACGCCTGGATATTGCGACTGTTGCCGTCCTCCAACTGGTCGACAAAGATATGTTGTTCAATCATGGTGGCCTGGCCACGGGCGACGATCTGGGCGAACTTGGCAACGTACCCAATGAACTCCAGACCCTTTTCCCGAGTGTCGGCCATGTACCAGACGTTGTTGCCGTTGGCGTCTTTGGCCGATGCAGCCGTGATGGTATCGGTCAGCGCCTGCGCGAAGGTGATGCCGGTACGACGCCCTTTTTCACATACCGCAATATCCAGATCCTGCTGCATCGTAATCCACTGACTCTGATGTGCCATCAGCACACCCGCAGCCATTGGATTGAAGTCTGCCGGCATTTCACGGATATGCTTTGGCAGCTCGTCCCAGTCGACAAGCCGCTCAGTATCGGCAAGGGGTGCAGGGATACCCATTGCTACATCCCCTTCAATACTTGTTCACGCCAGAAGCTTGCTTCTTCGGCGCTCAGGCCTCGCGCCTTGGCGGCGGCATCGACACGGCTAGCCGCGTCCTGAAGGGCTGCCCGGCGAACCTCTGTCTCTGCTGCCCATTTTTTCTGCACAACCGACGCCTTGCCCAACTCGGCTACAGCCTTGGCGACCTTCGGCAGGTCGAGCTTTCCGCCATCGCTCATCAGCAGCTTAAACAGGTGTTCCTGGACCAGGCGCATCAGGGCCTCGTTGACCGCGCCTTCCTCATCAGGTGCAGCAGCCACCACGGCGCGGGCCTGTTCGCTGGCCATCTTGAGAGCCGACAACTTGGACTCGAAGTCCTGGCCGTAGCGATGCAGCGCTGACTTGCTGATCGAATAGCCCTGGGCCGACAGCTCAGCAGCAAGGCTTTCGTACTCGCTAAAGTTGTTTTCGGCCAAGGCCTTGTCTAGCCAATCCTTAACGGCCTTGGGCAGGCTGGCGACTTTGCTGCGCGGCGGCATTGATCAGCTCCAGTATTTTTCTGGGCGGGCAATGCCGGGATTGCAAGGAATGGTGTATTCGGCGATGTCGACGCCGTAGTGGGTTAGGCCGCAGATCCAGACACCGTTCGGTTGTTTGTCCAGGGTGACCAGGTGACGGTCGGCCAGGTAGTCGAGTTCGCGTCGAAGCTCCATAGTTGTGGAGTCGGGAAAGATGCCCTGAATAGTTGCAAGGACGACGGCTTCGTGAGGGTCCACAGGACGGGATGTGTCCAGGGTCTTGATGATGTACCAGCGTAGGGATTCCCTGCGCACTTTGGCGGGATCAATCATTGTTTCATTCCTTTAAGTTGAACGTTTTCTAGCTTCAGTGCCAAGGCATCCAGCTTGGCCTCGATCACGGTTTGGTTGCGCACGTAGTCTTCGCGGCGGACGTAATGCAACGGCATGTCAGCGCGCAGACGTTCAAAGCTGAGTTCAAGGTTTCGCAGCCGCTCGCCATCCTTGGCGACGGCATTAAAGCGGTCATCCATAACCGCGTTGCGCTGATCCAAGCGCCTTTCCATTTGCAGCAACAGGAGCTTTACCAGTCCAGCAAAGCCACCAAGAACCGTCACGCCTACGCCGATCAACTGCCACGCAGGCATTTCGATCATCATCATTTGAAGCCCCTTTTTTCGCGGCGGGTTTGGCACTCGGTACAGAACTGCACACCCTCCATGGCATTGCGCCGCCCCTCGGGAATCGGCATTTCACAATCAGCCATCTGGCAGAACTCTGCGGAAGGACCAGTCAAGGTTTCGCGTTGTGCCAAATGCGCTGCTAAAGCGGTCTCGTTGTGGATCGCCTCCAGGTGGGTGGCGAAGTCATCTGCTTTCATTCAGAGCCCAGTCGATCATGCGGTTGAGCTGCGCCCGACAAGCTCCGTACTGCTCGCCGTTGCGCACCTGGTTGAACAGGACTTGAGTCTGGCCAACGCCGGAGTCGAGTTCGTCAGTGGCTCCGGCTCCGCTGGACGGCGTAGCAGTTCCGCTGGTGGCGGCGTTCTGGGCTGGCATTGCGGTACTGGCGGTGCTGGCTCCGTTGGCTGCGTTCCACACGCGGACAAAGCCAGTAGTGAAAACGCAAGCAGGTAACGGCTCGGGCTGCGCGTCGATGGCGCGCCGGTAAAGTTTGGTGACATGGGTGATTTCCCCGGTGAGTTTGTCGGTGGTCTTGCGCAGGTTGTCCTTGGTGTCAGCAAGCTGGCTGGCCAACTGGTTGCCCCTGGTTTGTTCAGCCTGGAGATCAGCCAAGGCGCGAGCTGTCTCGGCTTGTTTTTCCAGGGCGTAGGTCTTTTTCAGGTTGGCGATTTCGGTTGCGCCATCGGATTGGGCTTTCGCAAAGCCCTGGTCATAACCGTCCTGGTGGTTCAGATGCAGGCCGTACACCGCGATGACAACAAGGGCCACGTACCAAGTGGCAGGGCTTATAAGATTGAGCAGGCTTTTCATTGGCAGACTCCCTGGCCCCAGCCAGCAGCGACATACAGAGCTTCCCAGCGCAGCAGGATCAGGCGTGGGTATTGACGGTTTTCCTTGAATGCGGCGGCCGAGCGGCCATCGTTAAACCGCTCTACGGAGTTGAACCAGGTCAGCGGGTCGGCCCCCTTAGCCGAGGCCAACTTGCGGTCACGAATGACCCACCCCAAGCCGCCGTTGTAGGAAGACAGGAACATAGCGGCCTGTTCGCACGGGGTGCGTGCCTTGACCCTGGCAGCCAGCCAGCGGTCATAGCTGACCAGCGCTTGCATGGACCAGATCGGGTTATACGGCTCGACCTTGCCCAGGGCCTTGGGGAACAGTTCGGCGAGCCAGGTTGCGGTCGAGGGCATCACCTGGCCCAAGCCTTGCGCACCTACCGGCGATTTCGCATCGAAACGCCAGCGGCTTTCCTGGTGGATCTGCGCGGCGAAGGTCGCCACCGGAGCATCAAGGCCCCATTCGGCCTGGGCAATGCGGGTCAGGTCGCGCCGGTAGTGTTCGGCCAGTTGGGGAATCTCGGCCTTGGCCTGGCCGTAAATGGCCACGCCCCCGACCAGGAGCAGAAACAAGACAGAGGAACGGATTCGGAGCCGCTGCATGTTCAGAGCCCCAGGGTCAGGCCGAGGATGCAGGCCAGGACGACCAGGGCGCGGCGAACACCGGCCATGGCTCGTTCGGCACGCGCTACTTGATTGGGGCGGGCATAAGGGAACAAGGCCCGGTCGATCCAGTAACCCAGGACGCCACCCAGGGTTACCAGGCCTGCCTTATAAAGGACGACCGGGAGTTTCGTGGGTGCGACCAGGGCCAGGCAGATCAGGAGAGCGAGGGTGATCAAGGTCCAGTCGGTCATACGTGGCGCACGCGGGCGCCGCTTCGGAAAGTGGGTCATTGGGATGCTCGCGGTGGTTGGATGGTGGCGCGCAGGGCGGCCAAGTGCCGGGCAGCAATCACAGGATTGCCTGGCACATGAACAGGTGCGCGATAGTCGGCAGTGGCTGGAGTGGCAGGGCTTACAGCGGGGCGAAACTTCTCACGCTGGCGAACATGCTGTTGTGCTCGATCCTCACCGAGGGAAACATGGTCTTGAACCATTGCCAGCCATTCAGCAGGAACTTTGGCCCACAGCACCTCACGGGCGGTATCGCTCCCGGCTGCGAGAATCAGTTGTGCATGCTGACGCGGCCATTTAGGCCGGGTGACTTTTGAGTGAGAAGGGGCTTGCTGCATGGTGCGAACCTGCCGTTTAAGGTAACGGGGTCAGGTTCGCGTATTGCGGGGATTGATTGAGTATCAGCGGGGTTTAAGAAAAAGCCCCGCTTGATGGCGGGGCGAGACTTTCAAAGTAACTTCATCGCATATATTGCCATCAGGCCTTGTGGTGGCCTCGAAAGCTCTAAACTAATTTCCACTTTTGCGATTCTCTTAACCCCGCGCTTAGGTACTCCTCCGGCCCTTAGAATTGGTTGTTGCCGGTCAAGCTCTTGTACAAAAAAATCATTTACTACATCGAATCCGGCACCTCTACCGAGAAGGCCTTGAAAAAGGACATCTCTAAGTGCCTCGGCATTTTCGTAATCAAGATCGGTTGTTGACGGAGAAGACAGCAGCATCACTGTAAGAGCTGTAATAGAGTTTTTATCTTTCCCGCTGATTTGAACAACAGTAGATGCGGTTCCCATAGGAACGGTCCCAACCCATCGTTTAAGTCCATCAACATCAGACTCTGTTAATTGGCTGCTGACATTTGGCAGCTCCGCCAGCATCTGATCGTATGTCTTTTTGAATGCATGTTTTGGAAGCTCTACCGCAGCCTGAGCCGACATCCAAACAGTGAACGCAAGACATGCGGTGATAAACCGAACTGCTTTCATGCCACTCCTCCTATGAGCGATCCTAGTGAATCGTCCCTTCGTCATACCCAAATAAATCGGGCTCATTTTTGCGATGCAAAGCCCGTTGGCGGCGGATGATCTCATAAACGGTCTGGCTCGCAAGATCGTACTTGCGCACCAGGTCTGGAATTTGCGCGCTTTCGTCCTTCCACTCGCGGAATATGGCAGCATCCCGCATAGCCCGCTTTAAGGCATCCCCCCGAGGCAAATAGATCACCCCGCCGCCCATGGTCGAGCAAATGGCAAAGACAACATGACGGGCCAACTCGGGAGCAGTGGATGTTGGCCCCATCTCGGCGACCAGCTTGGCTTCGGCGATCTCCACCATTTCCCGCAGTGATCCTTCCCAACGAGAAAGGACCGTGGGGTCTTGCATGCTGTCCAAAACCTTTTTGGCATCCAGGTTGTCGAGGTCACCAGGAAACATTTCATCGGTCATCGTTCTGGCCTCCCATTGCGGCGTGCATCGTAGGTCAGTGCAGCAACCATCTTATGGAGCTGGATAGGGTCGAGCCATTCCGCACGTTCGACCTTGAACATACGTTTCGCCATGGCGTCGGCGTATTCCCAGGGGCGCTGTGCCTCGGTCAAAAAAGCCTCGACCTTGGCTATCAGTTTTTCCCGATCTGGCGCAGGCGCTGGAGCCTTCCGGCCTTTCACTTTCGATGGCTGCCAGCCCAGCCGAGTGAACTCGGCAAGTACCTGGCCAACTTGCTTCGGTGTGAGGTCTTTGGCCGAGCGTACACCGGCCACCCGAACCAGTACCGCCCGGTACGTGTCATCGTCCAGGCCGAGGTCTTTCTTTGCTATGTGGATCTTGCTCAGATCCTGGTTTCGTCTGTTCACTTTTTTCTCCCTTTGATCAAGGCTCGAAACGCTGCCGGATTGCGGCGGGCCAACTCGGCAACGCCATGTATCACCATGGTCAGCGCGTGTTCTGTTTCGTTGAATTCACCCACAACCCGAATGTGTTCCAGCTCGCCCTGAGTGCCGCTGTACATTTCCATCTTGAACTTGGCGGCACCCATGGCCAGCTTCTTGTCCTTCTCCCGCTTACGCTGGGCACGCTTGCGCTCACGGGCTAGACGGGCTTTACGCTTTGCGGGTGTTTCATCTGTCATCGATTGGCTGCTCATCAGTACCAGGCAACCACGCCCGGCAGACCGCCCCGGAAGGCCGGGGCGGTTTCGCTCAGTGGAGGGTTGCGTTACTAGGCTGGCGGCAATGCGCTGGGAGTTCTCCCAGGATCTGCTCGCAAGAGGCCATACCCCACAGCATTTCGGAGATAAAACAGGCGGCGGACCTGGGGGCTGTACCAGTTGGCACGCCTGTCATGTCGAGGGTGACAGTTGGCGCGCCGCTGTCGTCGCGACGGTCTTCTAAGGTGAAAATGATCTTGGCCATGGTGGTTCCTTTGTTCCTGGTAATAGTTAGATGCCCAGGGCTCGAAAGCCTGGTTGGTTACTACGAGCGAGCCACTGTATGAAACGGGCCAGCGCCGTCAGTCCCTCGCGCTGGTTGGCAGCCTCTGGCACGCCAGGTACATAGAGTGTTTTGTTGTCGATGCGGGACAGGCGGGCGTTCACCTCGACAATCTCGCGAACCTTCTTTTCCTCGCCGACAGCAATGCTGATGCCGCCTTCTGGCACCTCAGTGCCGAACTCGATGTGGCCCGAGGCAAAGCAATAGGCAGTGATCAACGCGGCCTTGCTACCGCCTGCGACGTAGGAAAAACGGTGCACCGCAGGCTTCCTGTCAGATTCAAGGCTGATCGTCTCTGCCCCTGCAACCTTGGCGCCTGGATGCAGCTTATTGATCAATGCAGAACCAGCCAGAAAGGCGCTGATGCTGGATGATGCATTTGCCTTTTCGCCCTTCGTCGAGGCGTGATAGGCACCGGTTCTGTAACGGATCTTGATATCGATCAGTTCCATATCACTTGGTCTCCTGGTGGCCGGTGTCAGGTGTGCAGCCCAACACTTCATCAAACAAAACAGCGGATTCCTTGAGTTCCGCCAGGCGAGCTGCTGCATGCTCAAACGACAGGGCATACAGCCAGCCGCTACCGTTGCCATCGGCGGTGTTGTAGTTGAAGGAATAGAGGCGCCAAGTAATGCCATTGACCACTGGTGCCACGTCGAGGGTGAGGCAAGGTTTCACGCTCATTTCATACCCCCGCGATATCAAGGCTGATGGGCTCGTATTGGTCCGTATCGCCGACACGCTGATACACACGGATATAGGACTTGGAGCCGACAACCTGGCATGCGTCGCTGATGGCCTGCATTGCCCGCTGCCAGCGTTCGTCGGTGATTTCCATTCGGCGCAATGCCAGGACGCGAGCGGTGCGGATGTCGCCTTTCTGGTCGGTGCGAAAGGCGTCATTCACCAGAGTGACCACCTCTGGCCGAGCCCCGGCCGTCCAGTCCCGTAGGCATTCGTCGATCAGTGCGCGAGCTGCCTGTAGGCGTTCATCAAAGGCGATGCTTTCCTGGACGGCGCGCAGGATCTTGTAACGGCCGTCAAAGCTAATCAGGCTGACATTGCCCTTTTTGCCGCCGATCTGAGCGCCGTACTGCTCGGCGCTGAGTTCAACGAACGCTTCGATATCGCCAAACGCTGCCGCCTTGAATTTCGCCAGTACGGTACTGGCGGCACGGGCTTGCTCAACCAGGGCCAGTACCAGGGCGTCACGCTCCAGGTCGATGGGCTTGATCATGCTTTCGGGAATCAGGCGCTTCTGTGCGTCGATCCGATAGCCTTCGGGGATGGTCTGTTGTTGTACGGTCATTGCGAAGTTTCCTCAGTGAACAGTGTTGCGAGCCCAATCGTCAGGACGGGCGGCGCTGATGGGCTCGCGCCACTCCAGGGTCACGCCCTGGAACTGCACGACGTAACGGGTACTACCGGCGCTGGGGTGCTTCTGAAAGCCGGTGACAGGTTGGGTGCCGACGATCTTGAAACCCGCAGCAGGTTCGATGGTCAGGCTGTTTTCCAGGGGCTCGATGCGCAGTAGACGTACCCCCAACTGCTGCAACGTGCGTGCGGCCTTGTTGAACACGCTCAGGCGTTCGGCCAGGGTCGGGGTCAACACTTTCAGGGCTGGGCGGTCAGTGGAGGCGAGCATGGGCGTTCTCCTGGTTGCAGCAGTTGGGGTTGATTGGGCAGTGCTGGCAGGCGCGCCAGCGCTGCATGGCCTGCGGGTTGTGAGTCGGTGCCGGTTTTTCGCGGTAGCTTTGGCACTGCTCAGTTGTGACCGTCTCGTCCAGGGCCACGCATTCGATGCGGCCGAGGGTTTCCATTACCCGCCGCTCGACACCGGCCGTGCTGGGCGAGCTGTAGCGATTGGCCAGGATCAGGCTTACGGCTGTGCGACTCATGCCGATGCGCTGGCCGGCCTTGGTTTTGTTGCTTGCGGCAACTTCGGCAGCGAGCAGACGCACGAATAGCGGCGCGTCCTGGCCCCAGGCAGCAAGGTTGACCTGGTTCATTGGGCCACCTCCTGGTCAGCCTTCCGCCAAACCACCTGGTCCAAGTTCGGGTCATAAACCTGGTCGAAGTCGCGCTGGTAGATGGGGTGTTTAGGGCCGCTGTACCGGGACGGAATCAAGCGGAAGCGGGTTTTGAATCCAGCGGTGCCGCCCCGGCGTGTCAGGTAGCCAGCCTTTGTTAGCCCCGACAAATACACGTGGGCGCCAAACTCGCTGATAGATACGCCATTAACGCTGGCTGCGACTGAGGCTTCGGCAGCGCTGAACTCGCCCAGGATGCGTAACGCCCGCCAGATGTTTTCGGCCCCGGCCGCATAGGTCGAAACCTTGCCGTTTTTGGTAACGCGGGGGGCTTCAACGCCTTCGTCTTTAAGGAGGGACCATTCGGCATCAAAGCGACCAATGCTTCGCACCTTGCTGACAATCCCGGCCTTTTCCATGTCACGGAAGTAAGCGCGTACTGCTTCATCATCTTGGTTCGATTTGCGTGCAACGGTATACGTCGTCAGCTCTTTAGGACCGGCGTTTACGGCACGGATGGCTTCCCAAATATGCTGGCGTGGGGACTTACCGCCCACCATCACCAAATCGGCTCTTGCTCTTGGCATCCTCAAGCCCTCCGCGATGGCGCTTCGCCGGTGAACCAGCTATCGGAACCCCAGCTAGCAAGGTCGATACTGTCAATACAGCGGGCGCGGGCTTCGCTGTAGACCTTGTAAAGGTTGACCGCCACGCGACGCAGGCAGCCATTCACCTTCTTGCGCAGGTCATCCAGCAAGTCATCGGAGAAGTGCAATTCGGGGTAGCTGGATTCGGCCAAGGCCCGCAGATCGTCGAGGGTAGCGCGCTGTGCAGGCACCCACTCCAGTACCCGGTTGTGTAGACGCTCCAGCTTTGCCAGGCTGCCGGGTACACGTTCTTCTCCTATCAGAACAATGGTCCCTTCGCTGGCGTTGTAGATATCGGTCAGAACGTTGGCTACAGCCTTTTCGAGCAGATATTGCACATCGTCGATCAACAACGGGCGCCCGCTCTTGGACAACTGCTCGGCGATCTGGTCAACCATCACCGACAAGGTCGGGGCTGGTTGGATGCTCATTTCGCGCAAGATGGCATGCAGAAAAGCTTTCTTGCTCCAGGTGTCTCGACACTCAACGTAGTAAGCGCGGTGTTGGTTAGCGGCGAAGGCGGCACCGACGCTTTTGCCCAGCCCGCTTGCGCCGTACATCACCACCAGGCCAGGCAGTCCGGTCGGGCGGCTGTGGGTACGGGCGATGGCGGCGGACAAGAGGCCGACATTGGTCAGGGGAACAATCTTGGTAATACTCATAATTCGACTCCTAAAGGTCTTGGTTAAGCGCGGGCCTGTTCGGCGAACGCAAACATCTGCTGTATCGAGGTAAAGTCCGGGTGCTGCGGGTAACGGGAATGCCATTGCGCTTCTTCTGGCGATAGCGATTCGCCGCTGGTCAGGCGTGCGTCGAGCTGGTTCCAGAGGCGATAACGGGCAGTCGGGTCAGTGGGCAGGTCGAAGGCTTTTGGCTTCGGGGCTGACAGTTCAGCGAACCGGCGTGCTTCGGTCATCTGCTCAAGACTGAGCTGCGCCGATGGGGCAGTGGTCGGGGCGATCATTTCCACACGCTTGCCGGTCAGGGTTTCCAGCTTGTCCAGGGCGCGTTTCATCTGGCCGTTTTCGCGCTTCTCATAAGCCTTTTCCAGCATCGCTTTCGGCATGTAATCGCTGGCGTTGCCGTCCAGCAGGGCTTCGCCCACCAGTTCGCCTTCCAGCGTGCGGACCCATACGCGGGAAGCATCCCGAACGTCGTATGCCAGACGGATTTCCTGGCCGTGAAAGTCGCGCAGTGCGTCGAGGAAGTAGGTTTCGCCGGACCAGGTCACTTCGCCGCGACGGGTTGGGCGAATGACTTGCGGCCGCATCAAGTCGGTCAGCACCTCGGCCGGTGCCACCATGGGTTCCCAACCTTCGGCGCGGGCAGAGTCCCAGGCCTCGTTCGGGCTCATGTGCCGCAGCTTGCCGGTTAACGGGTCGCGGATCTTCGCCAGGCCCCGGTGCGGGCTGTTGTTGTAGGTTTCAATTTCATATTCAACCCCGGCCATGAACTCGGCAAAGGTTGGAATCAGGCGGGTGCTACCGGTCTCGCGCAGTTGTTTGCGGCTGATCCGGTGGACCTTGGTTCCGGCGTGCTTGTCCATGTCTGCGCCGATGTAGCTGGTCAGTTTTTTAGCGGCGTTGACCCAGATAGTCTGGTGGGCGCGCTCAATGAGTCCCCGCGCCTGGCTGTTGTATGGCAAGGCATGGGTCATTTCACCGCCGAGCCGGTCGACGACTTCCCGGACGGTGTCGTTATCGAAACCTGAACCGTTGTCGACGTAGAACATGGCGAACATGCCGTGCTGTACCGCGTCGCGCAGAGCGTCCATAACGCCGATAGTGGATTCCGCTTCACCGATGGATATGCCAACAGCCTTGCGGGTGGCGACATCGAGGACGGTCGTTGTTTCCGGGCGGTACGGTTTGCCGGTGCGTGGGTTCAGTACCTCGGCATCGAACTTATGGCCATCAGCGGTGAACACATCACAGGGAAACAGGTTCTTGGTGAGGCGACGCTTAAACGGCTGTAGGGCCTTGAGTTCCTGCGGAGTGCGGCGACCACGCTCGCGGGCCTCGGCGCTCAGCTTATTAAGGAAGCGACGAACCACATGGATGCTCGGGCGTTCGGCCGGATGCTTGAGAGCGAACTCGGCATAGGCCGCTTCGACGCTGGGCTTGGTTGGACGCTGATAGCAGGCAAGAAACGACGCTGACCAGGACGGCAAGCTCAAGTCTTTTTGACGGCGGGCAGGAGCCAGGCCGATTTCGCCTTGCTGGCGATAGTCGGACAACCAACGCTTGAGCGTGCGCTCGCTCAGGGTGCGGTCGCCGGTCTTACGGTTGTTGGCACGCTGCACACGCTCTTTCAGATACGGGCTGAGCTGATCGGCCTTGGCCAAGGAAACTAGGGTATCGATGGCCCGTTGCTGGCTGATTGTCTTGCTCATGCGCTCGATTTCGCGCACAAACGCCAGGCGAGCGGTCATTACCGAGCGCTGATCTTCTGTCAGTTGTGACGCTGAAATAGTGTCACGCTCAGTTGTATTTAGTTCTAGCTTTGCGACTTGGGCAGGCTGGCTTTCATTGACCGAAGCGGCGATCAATGCGGCTTGGGTTTCTTCCGGCAAGGCTGCGAAGCGGTATTCAATGGCCTTGCTACCAAGGCGGCCTTGGCCTTCCCAGCGCTCGCGGGCAGCCATAGCCTTGATATTGCGAGCGGTGCCCGGTAGGCCAGGCAGTCCCGTCAGCTCTTGGGCTGTGAACCAATTACGCATGGTCTTCACCCAGGAGCTTTTTCAGCTCGCGAGCCTGGCGAGTAGCGTTTGCTGCCACTCGTTCAAGGCGTCCCAGCTCTGTGTCCAGCGCTTCGCGGCCATAGGCAACCCGGCCGCCGCGTAAATGGACTTGCCAGTTTGTCAGGACGTGGCTAGCACAAACCTCTTCCAGCAATGCAGCTCTATATAGAGGAAGGTTGTGATCTGCCCGAGCAGGACTGGCCCAAGCGTCTAACATGTTCTTGCTGACGTCATCTCCTGATAGGCGAGACATACGGGCGGCAATTTCGTAACGATCCAGCTCGGAGCCTTTCAGTATTTCGCTGACCAGCTCGCTGACCTGGGAGGCGTAGTTGCCCATTCCAGGGATAGAAAGCACCGGCTGTGGCACAGAGAAGATGTCTAGCGTTCTGTCATCTTTTGGGCGGCGCAT